AGCAAACGTGCCTGCTTTAGTAGTGCCTACTGCTTGACCAATATCAGTATAAGTTTGCGATGCTTGCCCTAATTGTTCCGGTCTACCAAGTTGTCCAACTTGATCCATAGCAGTTCGTTGTGCTTCACTAAAATCAGCAATTCTTTGTCCTTGAAATGGTTGATAAGGCTGCCTTGAAATTGCTTGCGCTCTAGCCGCTACATCACTTACAAAAGGCTGTAAATATTCAGGTATAGTATCCTGTTTTACTACCTGTGTTGTTTCTTTTGGTGTTTTTGGTGAACCGCCCATAATCTACTCCGTTATAACTCTTTCGTAAATATCATAGTATCTAAATTCCAACCCGTATTTGCATAATGTTCGCCTAGTTTTTGTAAAGAAGTTCTAGCTTCTATAAAACTACACTGAAAATCACGGGCTACTTTCTCAAAAAAAGGCACATACATACCAATAAAAGAATAATGTTTTAGTCCTTTACTAGAACACCATGCCAACCATATTAAAAAAGTTTTCTTTCCTGTGTGCCTGTCTGTTTCTATGGTTGTTACTGCAAAATTGTTGTTATTATCAATAAATAAAGTTGCTGTGCCGTTTACACACTCTGCATACACATCTTCTGGTCTAAAAGTAAGTTGTGGTTGTTTATCTAGTATTTCTTCAATACCAACACGCACCCACTCCCATTCCCGTCTAATATCTCCAATAAAAGGTGTACTTGTACCTATGTTCATGCGGGTAACATTTTCCTTGCTTTAATTTGTCGTGGTTGCGATTCTTTACCTGTTCTTACATTTCTAACCCTATCCATCATAGCATATAATTGTTTAGCCCCTGCAGAACTAGAGCCGTTACCTAACCCTGAGACAACATCTGCAGGCACGACAAACTCATCTGTTGATACTGCAGCAATAGTAGGATCGCCTTTCTCTGCGCCCCGTATTGGTAGGAATATATCATCGCTCATACCATCACCCCGTCCTGTCAACATACCACCTTGTTTTGCGGCTACAAATCCCGGAGAGGTAAACACGTCAGGCTCAAAGAAAATTCTTTCTCCACTAATTGCTGGTGTTATTTCTTCACCCGCAAAAGGATCTATAGAACGTCTTGCAGGAAACGTAAATCCCCCTTCTGGGTAAGGCATAAAACCACTACGTTTTGGTTCTACAGGTTCAAACTCAGGAGGTGGTTGAAATGCAAAAGGAGCAAGTGCAGCAGAACCCGCCACACCAAGCCCAGAACCACCTGCTAATAACCCTGTAGTAGTAGGTTGAGCTGAAGTTCCTATAGTTGGCGCAAAACCCTTTATGGTTTCTCCCGGATTAGTAACTAATCCTTTTACACCTGCACCTAAATTTCTAAAATTAGACCCAAACGTAGGGTCAACAGGAGGCGGGGTAGGCATAGAAAAAATGCCTGTCGAACCTCTAGCTGCTTGACCAACAGCATCAACACCAAGACCACTACTACCCGGAGCAAAACTTACAGTACCACTAGCCACTCCCGGCGCAGTAGTAGAAACACCACCAGTAAGAGCGCTACTAGCACCACTACCTAATCCCGGTGCAAGCACAGTACCTTTAGTTGCTTCTGCAAGAGCTGTTTCTCCAAGAGCGGTGCTTGTACCACTAAGAGCGCCACTTGTGCCAGCAGGAACAGCGGTTCCACTAAGAGCGCCACCTGTACCACTAAGAGCGCTACCTGTACCACCAGCAACAGCTCCACTACCAGTAGCAGAAGCAGTCCCAGCACCAGCAGCGCCTAGTCCAGTTGCTAAACTACCACCACCAAAAGCGCCAAGACCCGCTGTTAATCCTTTTTTAACATCTCCTGTGGCAAGCCCTGTGGCTCCACCTACTAATAAACCTGCAGCCAAAGCGTTAACACCCGGAATCATTGCTAGTCCAGCACCAGCTATTACAGGTAGTATTGTGTCAAATATACCTGCTTCAGGCAGTCCAGTTAGCGGATTCGTAGGTAGTCCTGCATAACCTATGCCTTTAGCCATATTATCTAATGCGTTGACCTCATTCTTAGTCATGTGAACCAGCTCAGTATCTGGTCCTCTACCCAAACTTGCTAGTCCTCGTGCCTGTGCTTGTGTTTGATACATGTTTTCCTACCTACGTTAATGTTGACAATAATATCCAACGGCTGTCCGTAACAGAATATATACAAGTAATAACTCCAGTGCCTGTGGTAGCAACATCGGAACCCGTATTTGTAAGTATTCTGTTTGCTTCAGTAGAACTGCTACTATTGTTTGTTATCGTCATATTTTGTGATGTTGAGTTAAATAAAATAATTATAGTGCCATCAGGGTTATTATTACCTGTTTTAGCTGGTTTTGTAATACCTGTGATGTTAAAAACACCTGTTGGACCCGTAATTCTAACGAAACTATGTTTAGGTAAACCTATGTTGTTATTGGCTCCATTAGCTAGTGTTAATGCACCAATAGGTAGTTGCAGGTTATTAGATACCACATTATCTACATTTATACCTGCTTTAGAGTCCAATACAGTAAAAAAATTAGTTAATCCATTAATTAAACTAGCAAAATAAGACTGCTCGTACTGTTCAGGTGGTATCGGTAAAGTAGGTGATCTAAACTGCTCCAGAGCCATTATCCTCTCCTTCCATCGAGTCTAAAGTCTACTCTAGGGGTTCCTAGCTCCCAAGCCACATTTGCCGCTGTAGACTCTATTTTAAAGGCTAACGACCGCCCTCTAGCCCTTATATGTGCCTGTTCGGTAAACTGGTCTATTGTAGTTGAATTAACAGCAGTAACTGCTTTACTTAATGTTTCACCAGATTGATTGGCTGTACTAGTCGCACCACCGGGAAATTTTTTGGAAATAACACTAAAATTAACAGTAGGGTCAATTACAGAACCTCCGGTGCTATTTACTATATCTGTAGGTGCATTAGAATTTTTAAAATCTATATCAGGAATAACTCTATTCATAAGAACAAAACGGTCTCCTTGATCAACACCTAATTGTGCTGAAGTAATAAAAGCACTCATGGCTGCATGAGGTGATGCCTCTGTAGCTGCATTATTACCTACCTCATGTGAGAATATGTTCCTGTCAGCACCTGCGGCATAAGGTTTATCATAAATACCCGTATCCTGCCAAGCTGTTCTGGAGAAACTTGCATCTCCTTCAGTAGTACCATCACAATCACCGTAAAACCAAATATTTTCTAAATAATTATAGGTGACATAATGTGTAATAGTAGTTGCTCCTGAAGCTGGATAAAACCACCATACTTCATGAAATTCAGAATTAATAGCAGCAAATATTTGGTCTGCTTGGTCAATATTATAAGAGTTAAATACTTCTTCTCTTACTGTGCAATCAAGTGTGCTAATTCTGCCGTCATACTTATAGAATTTATTAGCCCCCATCCAGTAAGTAACTCCGTCTATAGTAGCTACGGCATTAGGTCCAACAAGGGACGTATTAGCACTAATTTCATCTAATCTAAAAACATCAAACCCACCTATAAATTTTAATGAATTTAAAGATGATTCGGTAAATACTAAAGTTTCTCTATTAGTGGGTACACCCCGTAATATTTGTGAACCGTTCTGCACCGTTAATGAACCTGCTGTAGTTAAGTCACTAGGTGTAAAATTAAAAGGATCAGTAACGTCAGAGAATCTTATAAGTAAAGGGTCTCTAGCTAACGCTGATGATGCAGGAAAAGGTGTGCATCCTAGAGCTATAATAATATTACTTACATTATCTTGTGCTATTAATACTTGAGTAACTTCAGTTGGAACTTCTGTGCCTGAAGATGGGGAATCACTTATCTTAGCTGATCGTGCGGTAGGAGCATTTTGAAATACCCATCTAAATATATCTCCAAAACGAATATTGTAAAGTAAGTCATCTTGAAAACGAGTAAAATATACAAGCCGCATGGGTTGAAAAATACCCGGACCAGATCTGGGATCATTCCATCCACCTGCTCTGGTTGTGCCATCAGGATTGGTTACGGTTGCTCCAGCTGTATTCCATGTACCTGCACCCCAACCTAGACCTATAGCTCCAGTTTCATTACCAATACTTGTTTGATAAGCAGCATTAGAAGAACCACCACCGTTGCCACTATCACTAGCATTGGCGGTAACTGTGCTACCACTTGTATCTTTTGCCGTAAACGTAAAACTATTATTATCAGGTTTGGTTAGTATTTCATATTCTTGATTTAAAACACTTGCAACTATAAGTCCACCTAAACTAGCCGCACCAGATATAGTAACAAAATCACCTACATTTGCTCCATGACTTGCGTCCGTTGCAGTAATAGTAGAAGAACCATTACTAGCTGCAAAAGTAATACCTCCTGCACCTGAACTAGCTCTTACTGCTGTAACATCAAAATTTGTTCCACCCTGATTTACGTACACTTTTTTACTAGTACCCATAGCAAGATACTTAGCACCTTCAATACCAGAAAAAGCAAACAAACTACGACATATACCTAAAAATTTTGAAGTAGTATATTTTGTCCACCCGCCTATTTTTTTAGGATAGCCTTTTAAAAAACGTACTTTATTACAGGCAAACCAACCACCCTCTTGAGAGTAATCAGTAATATCTCTATTAATACCGGGTCTAAACTGTAATTTTCTT